TCATCGACTTTCTCTTCAATCTTTTTAAGTTCTTCCTTAACATATCGCTCAAATTCTGTCATCACCTATCACTTTTAATAGGTTTTAACATCTTCTGTTCTATCATGGCCAAAACCAATGCTGGTTCTTGCATGATAGATGTTATAAACAATTCGTCTCCTTTTGCCTGTCCATCGAAATGTCCACAATTGTAACATATCCAGACTTCATGTATACCATCGGAATACCCATACTTCTTCTTTTTACACCTATTGCATTCCCTATTCATATTAAAACTATGGAAGGCTTTATATTTAAGTATATTCATACCAATTACATGGCAAGTAGTATTTACATATACACCGATTATAAAGACTATGAAAACCTATACAAAGGAAAACAGGAAGCATATACATATGAAACTCCCATATTGGATTTCTTTATTAGACCTACAGAGGGATATGATGTTGCTGACTCAATACCAACAAACAAATTATGGGTGGTTACACAAACAGATAAAGTGAAGATGCGACCTTCTTTGGAAAGAAGTATAGTTCATTTTACAAATGGAACTTGTTTTGACTTTTGTAGTGGAAGTGAATTACAAGTAGAGAAAGAAAAGGTATTCTATGATCCAATAAATAATATGTTAGAATTTTATCCTAGAAGATTTAGAAAACCACTACTATCTCTTAAGGTAGACAAGGTAGTCGGTGGAAGACCTGAAAAGAAATCAAAGATAAACTTCAAAGCAATGTATTATGACATGACACATGATAGGCTGAATCTGTTTGTCTAGTTTTATTTTTAGGGCTGCAGGATTTAATGAGATAATAAATTTGTTAAAAGAAACAAATGTAAAACTAGGTAACATAGAAAGGTTAATGGAGTTCTTACTTTCACCACCCGATTTAAAAAAATATAAAAAAGGAATGAGTTTTAATGATTTACCTCGAAAACCTTTTAGTGACCAAGCTTAGATATTTTTTCTATTCTCGGTTTTAATCTCATAACCAACTTTGCAAGTGGATATGCAACTACCAAGTCAACCATAACACTCTGCCATACGAAATTTATAAACTGTTCTGAATCCAGTCCTATCACAAATAGCATCCAGGGAATTGTAACTGTTAGATATCCTATAGCAAATATAGGAGTTATGATTAAATATTCAAGAATGCCAGATACAACATCATGTATGCTACAGTCACATTTTGGTATAACTGTTTTCTTTCTCTTCCAATCCATGATTTCTGGATGGTTTAAATGTATTTAAATTATCGTCTATTACCTGAGTTATTATTCATTATATGTTTCCAATCCTTACCCATCTTCTTTCTCATACTAATCCAAAATGGATCTGCACCGAACATTCCACCTTTTTTGTTATATGCTTTTGTTACATCTGCTATTTTTCTATGACATCTTCTACAGAATCTTGCGTTTATTTGTTCAATCTCAAATTTATGTTTTCCACAAAAGAAACATAAGCCATACATCTTTTGTGTAACAGTAGCTAGTAATGGCTCTCTCCCACGTTTTCCTGCACAGTCTGCACATATATCGACTATGGTGGCAGAGGTAGCATCTTTTTTAAAACAATTAATACATATAGCTTCTTTATAATTATCTACATGGGTATATTCATCAGCTTGGTGTCTATCCCAAAGCTTCTTACCAATGTCTAAGCCACCTGTATCAACGTTTAACTTTGTTGGCATTACTTCTCTGCATCAAGAACTTTCTTCAAGCAGTTCTGTAAAAATACATATACGTTGTTTGTTGCATAATCACTTGTAGATACCTTTCTACTTGCTTTCTTTATTTCTTCTATAGTGTCATCTATTGCCTTAAAATCTGCTGAATATACGTTGGTTAGTTTCGGTTTATTTGGTATTGTTAGATTTGCTTTTACTTGTACATCTATCTTATCAGTGTGTTTTATTTCTGATTTTGGCTTCACTTGTACTATTGCTTTTGTTTGTTCTCCCTTGCTTGATTTTACATCCTTACTATTTTTCACTGTCATCTTCCCACCTCCTTGTTTGACCTAATTCATTCTTAACAATCTCTCTAGCTTGTCTTACTGTCATTATTGCATTTTTCCTTAACATATCAACTGTTTTGGTTTTCTTCCAACCAAAGTCAATAGAATCTTGTAATGTACTCTTAACTATCTCATAATTAGCGGGTGTTATGCCGTCAAATGTCTTTTTACTCATCGATGTTCCAGTACCACTTGATGGACTTCCTTGTCCCATACCACCTATATCTGATGGAACTTTGTTTTCAGGTTGACCTTGAAATTGTTGTCTATCTTCAACTGGTGATGCTGTACCTCTACCTCTTCCCTGTTTTCCTTCTCCAAGCAAAGATTCTTCAGCAGGTAGCATCAATGGATCTTTTGATACCTTAAATTCACCTGTGTGTGTTCTTGTAATAGCAAATCCTAATTGCTGTAGTGCCAACATGTTTTCTATCTCTACACCTTGTATTTGCAAATCTCTTAATCTATCTGTTTCTTCTCCTGTCTTTAATCTTAATTCCCAATCCTCTACTCCATTAATTTTTGCTAGTTTTATTAGAAATGAATTTTTTAATATATCTTGTCCCCACTTGATTGCCCTGTTTGTAATTGTGACTTGAAGTCCTTCCTGTGACCAACCTGTAGGAAGTTCACCAAAGTATAGTGGAAGAACGCCATATATTGCACCGATTATCATTCTTAGCTCTTTTCTTATTTCTGTAAATTCTAATTCCTTTAATGAACCTGTAAAGTCTAACCACTGTGCCATATTCTTACCACCTGGCTTATCTGACTCTACTAATAGTGGGTGTATCATATATGGATCTTCTTGTGCCTTTTGTTCAAGTGCATCCCAAGATTTCCTAAATGTTTCGTAATTACGAGATGCAATTACCAACATTCCTCTTGGCGGTCGCATTTTATCGAAATACTTTCTAATATATTCATCCATATGAGATAAAGCCATAACTTTAGACCATATAGCATAGATTGGTGAAAATCCATAAATTAATCCAGGTCTATACTTCCCTGCCTTCCAAATGATTTCTCCTTCTCCATAGATAACTCTCTTTGGTTGTGGTATTCCTATAGAATAAACAGAGTTAACTTCTACTACAGCTTTCAGTGCTTTTGCACCACACATATCACAGTGATCACTGACAAGTCTTTTCGCCCTATGTTCAAATCTAGGACATACAAAAACAGCATTATGTTTGTCGTCATAACCAACCCTACCATCAGAATCAGCTATCATGGCTACTTGTGGTGGATCTATTCTTAACAACTCTTTAATTTCTGTCTTCTCATGTTCTATCTCACCTGTACTATCATTTATGGAGTAATTTTTCAATAATAGCATATATGCATTATCTGCTATCTCCAAATCTCTTTCTAACATTCTCATTATATCTTCAAGTGTTTGCATGTTTGCATTTACTGGTGAATATAATACATCTTCTAACTTCTTTCTGTTTGTTGGTTCAGGTCTTGATAGATCTGTACTTAGACATGTATCACATTGTAATGCTTCATTCTTATCGCTTGAATTATTATTATCTTTCTTGTCTGGCTTTTTTGCCTTTCCTACAGTTGCAGAAGAACCAATAATTTGTTCATTGTCTTCATTTGTAGATGCTGGTTGCTCATCTTGAATTGCATCCTTCAAAGGCTTGTATTGAAACTCTTTTGCACAGTTATTACACTTGTACTTGAATTTTTCAACTATCTCAAACCCATTTTTGAACATCTCTCTATTCACAGTTTCAATGGGTATTCTTAAAGAATCAACATTATCTGCTAACTCATAAATCATTATTAATGGAAATGGAAAAATTGGTAATTTAGCACCTGTATCGGTAGCCATGTATGGTTGTGCAATACTAGGTCTAACAGTAGTTTCGGTCATAGACTTACTTCTAAAATTAAATATGCCTTTCAGTGAATCCACTAATCCCATATAATATGGTTATTACCTTGCTATATAAACTTTGTCAGGATTTGTAAGTGTTTCGTCACTAGCCACCATGCTCGGAACAGTTTATATTCCTTGCTTCTCTTGTACATTTACAAGAAGTATCGCCAGTTTCTACTACTCTTCCCTCAACATCTGGTGTTGATTCTGATCTACTTAGTTTCATCATATATTTATACCATATGTAGAATATATAGTTGTGGGTGGTGTGAGTATGCATACCCAAGTAGATTCATACGAAAGGGAGGACTGGCTTTACTACCCAGCCCACAATCTTTAAAGGTATTTAAATACTAGATTATCTATGGAAGATTGGGATCTTATTAGCGAAGCTGCTAGAATGGTAATGGATGCTTTCAAGAGAAAAAAGCCCACACCATCAACAAATCTTGACTTGAATAACAAGCATGACTTTGAGGTGTTTCTGGGTGCGTTGATGGGTTCTATAGAAGCTATTGGAATTATAACTGAAAAAGAAGATAAAGGAACACATAACGCAATAATTAACGCATTGGAAAAGTTGGCGTATAGATAATGGTAGAATTAGAATTAGAGGATTATAGTGAACTGTTCGATTGGTTCACTTTGCTTTTTGGTAAAGATCCAAAAAAGATAACCACGCAGGCTAAAAAGACATTTTGGAAACTACAATTCCTCTCTGAAGATAAGATAAAAGAGCATGAGGAAGACCAAGAAGATGAGAAGTGAAACTAAAGGATTTATAATAGGTGGTTTTCTCATATTGGCTATATGGTGTTTATACATAAATTTTATATATGTGGGCGTTGTAGATATGGATATGGATGTTTGTAAGGAACATATGAACGCCTCTACAAAAATATGTAATGGTATATATACTAACTTTGGAGGTGGATTGATATAGTTAAAAAGAGAGCAAAAGCAACAATAGAAGCTTCAAAGGATTGGAGTTGTAAAAAGTGTTTAATTGTAATAGCTGGATGCTCAATATTAGGATTCGTAATAGGAAGTGTGATTTGAGTGAATGTAGATCATTTCGGAATATTTGTAACATTTATCGTTCTAGCAGTATTCTTATCGATCGCACTGTTATCACAGGCAAACATAAGCGTACTGCCTGAAATTACTTTTACACAAAACAGTAATACTGGCTTTGATGAATACTGTAAAAGCCTTAATCTGAAGTGCTGATAAATGTCTATTTTCTGCATAGTTAAAGACAATGACGAACAGTTTGACTGTAACGTTGATATGGACTTTTCCTACAATGCAATAGAAGAATGGAAGCATAAATGGACACCTAAAAGTGCAGTTGGGAGAAAGGGCAGTAAGAGAGATTATGGGTATGTAACGTATAAGGTAACTAATGAGTCAGTACATTTCCCTGACAGCAAGTTTGAGGATAAGGCACTCGCAATAGCACTAAGACAGTGGGGGTTAAGGACTAATGATATTAGATTTAAAAGAGTAAGATCAGGCACAGCAGATATAGAAATGAGGTTTTCAACTAAGGCTGACGATAAGATGTTTAGGGACAAGCCGGGAACACTTGCATATGCATACTTTCCCAATGGTCAAAAAATTGGTGGTGACATAACATTTAACGATTCAGTAATTTGGACAACTAATGGAAAGCCCATACACGCACATAAGGTATTTCCTGACAAGTACCCACCTAACACTAAAACCAAGCTACGAACATATAACATGGTACACACACTCTTACACGAATGTGGTCATGCGATAGGTCTTAAACACTGCGAACAGCATAAGGATTGTATAATGTACCCTTACTACAATGGTAGGGTTAGGTTGCATAACCACGATGTTCAACGCATACAATCAATCTACGGTGTAAGAAAACTAAGCCAACGTATAATCGACTATTTCCGTAAGCGTATGCACCGGAAGTGGGGTGGTTAACGTGGCGAAGCCACTCGGGAAAATTTAGAGGAAGACTTATATAAGTATCATGTCTATGGTAGGTAATGTGGAATACAAATGTAAAAAGTGTGGATGGAGGTATCAGGGTGATATGAGCCATCTATACGTTATATTGAAGCATAAGAAGAAACATGGTGAGGAAGATGGGAGCTAGTTATTGGTATTTGTTCTTTGGTGGGTTGTTTTGTGCTACAGGGTTCGGTTTGCCCATAGGTATATTCTTCTTCGTATATTGGTTTTACAAGGACTTTATGGACAAAGGCGTTACGGTTAACCATAAGCATGAATCTAAACCCTATGCAGTTGAAAGTATGCTTGGACAAGAGTATCAAGAAAGGCAAACACAAATAGATGAAATAGAGGAAGAAAAAACAAAGCACAAGTTTAAGGGCAATATTGGGGATCTGAAGGATCGGGAAAGATATACATGACCTGTGGAAATCGTAGTAGAGAGAAGAAAGTAAAGGGCTACACATTAAAGAATGGTGAGATTAACAAAGTGGTATATGTGCATGATTTTGAGCAAATGATTGAGGATATGAAGTTGATTAAAAAGACGAAAATACCACTTGCTAAAAAGAATCCATTTCCTGACGAAGATGTATTAGGTGAGCTTAGTGAATAAGATACGAAGAACGTGTGAAATACCAACCTGTCCTATATGTGATATAGACGAACAGTATAAATGCGATTGTAGGTGTCACGATGAAAAGTGAGCCTAAGAAGATAATTGTTGCAAAGGGGTTTGTCAATGCAAAGGAAACTTGTCAGCACTCCAGTTGTAATATTATTAAATCAGGGTTTTATAAATATCTTATATGTCGTAGTTGTGGTAAGAATATGGGTGATGCTAATGATCTCTAACGGTCAGATAAGCAAGGTCATCTGTGTGGTCTGCAAGGACTATATTGGAGAGCATAAGAAACGACAGTTATGGAGATGTCTATTTAGATTACAGGGAACATATATGTCTGGGAAGATAGAAGACGATTTACCTACAAAGGTCGATGGTGAGAAGGTTAATGCTAGGCATTGATGCTAAAGGCTAAGGTCATTAGAGTTTTAGATGGGGATACTATTGACGTTCGTTTTATCCTGCCATTCGGTATTGCTGTACGAAAAAGAGTGAGATTATTCGGAATTAATACACCAGAAACAAGAACAAGAGATCCAATAGAGAAGGCAAAAGGGTACGCTGCGAAGGATAGGCTAGTCGAACTCATCGAGGGTGGTCGTGGTTGTCTTGATATTGAGTATCATGGTGACGGTAAGTTTGGTCGCCCACTAGGAGAATTGTACATAAACGGTGAGAACCTTAATGATATT